TACATAGAAGATATATCCTTCACACAGATAAATAAAAACGCAGTTATAGACGCCTGCAAAGAGCTATGCAAGATTAGGATAAGAAGAGAGATAGAAGAAACAGGGGATAAACTGAAAAACTTCGCTAAGACTAATGGAGACAAAGATACCGACCTGATTATAAGCCAAGCCGATCAGATATACAACGAGAAGATACAAAACTATTCAAGACTTAACGAACCAGAAGAGCTTTTCGAGGGTATAGAAGATTTAATTCAAGAAAGAGGAAATGACCCCAAGGAAGAAATGGGACTCAAAACTCCTTACGTAAACTTCGACCGCATGTTTGGGGGGATAAGGAAAGGTAACATATATGCGTGGGTTAGTAGGCCAAAACACGGAAAGTCAACCATTTTATCTCACCTTGCTACGGGGATGTCTGTTTTGAATAATTGCCCAGCTCTTATTTTAGATACAGAGATGACCACAGTAGACATACAGTTTAGAATAGCCTCGTCTGTTACAGGAATACCAGTTTGGTATCTAGAAACTGGCCAATGGAGAAAAAGCGAGGAGATGGTAGAAAAATTTAACAAAAACAAAGACAGGCTTAATCTAGCGAAGCAGAAAGTGCAGCACATGACTGTTGCCGGGAAACCTATTGAAGAAATTTGCTCCATTATTAGAAGATGGTATTATTCGCAGGTCGGAAGAGGTAATAACTGCGTAGTTGTCTACGACTACATCAAGCTGACAGGAGAAAAAGACTACAATAAAAAAGAATATGAACTTGTAGGAGAAAAGGTAAACACCCTTAAAGAATTGACTTTAGAGTTGGATATCCCCCTCCTTACGGCATGTCAGCTCAACAGGTCAGCCGAAAGCGGAGTAGACGACAGTAGCGCAATTGCTCAGTCAGACAGACTGCAATGGTTTGCCTCTTTTGTTGCTATATTCAGAAGGAAAACTGCGGAAGAGATAGCCGAAGAAGGGCAGGAGTACGGAACTCATAAGCTAATACCTCTAGCAACTCGCTTTCAAGGCAGAGACGCCCAAGGGCATCACGATCTAGTCAGGGTGGCAGATGGAAACAGATTTAAATACGTTCCCAATTTTATAAACTACGATATAGAAAACTTTAGGGTTTCGGAACACGGAACCCTGCAAGACATAATTGAAAACCAAGCACTGCAAGTTACACTTGAAGATGCAGACCCAAACAGAGGGGCTCTACTTTGACGGCCGTGGACTCAGACCAAATAAGAGATGTTTTGACAGAAATGGGGTACAGCCTTAGCGACCAAGGCAAATACTTTAGAACGAAACCAATATACAGAGACTCAAGCAGCAACACAGTGCTTAGTATCAGAAAGTCGGATGGGAGATGGAAGGACTTCAGAGAAGACATTGGGGGGTCTTTTGAGGACTTAGTAAGGCTCAGCCTGAGACTGAAATCTAAAGACGACACAACTAAATGGCTAATTAACAAAGGGATAAACCCTACGGCGGAAACCAAAAAAGTAGAGGCGCAAGTGACCCAAACTAAAATATTTAAAAATGAGTTACTGCATAAACTAACACCGGAGCACAGCTATTGGAACAAAAGAGGGATAAGCGATGAAACTGTAAAAGTTTTTGAAGGGGGGACTACCAAGACAGGGAAAATGGCTAATAGGTATGTATTTCCTATCTTCAATCATAAAAAACAAATAATAGGGTTCGCCGGGAGAGACCTCAAACAAGAAAACAAGGACGCCAAGTTCTTTAGGCCGAAATGGAAACTAATAGGAGATAAAGCCAAGTGGCGCTACCCATTAATCCTAAACCATTCGCTAATAAGAGAAAAAAAGCAAGCTATACTAGTGGAGAGCGTAGGAGATATGCTTTCGCTATGGGAGAACGGAATCAAAAATTGCATCGTGACCTTTGGGGTTAGCCTGTCTCCGGACACAATGAGCTTACTCACACGACTTGATTCAGATAAGATCTTTATAGCTTTCAATAACGATTCCTCCGGGAACGAGGCGGGCAACAAAGCCGCCTACATAGCCAGAAAGAAATTATTGCAATTTTTCGACGAGAGTCAAATAACAATAAAGCTGCCAAACAAATATAACGACTTCAACGAAATGCACCTCGCAGAACCTAATCTCATAGCAAAACATTTTAATGTCTAGAAAAGAAAAAATAAGGCTCAGCGCGAGCAAGATAAAGACCTTGGACACCTGTAGTTGGCTCTTCTTCTCCAAATATCACCTCAAGATACCAGACACGACAAATGATGGAGCATCTAGGGGGACCATTATTCATCTAATTTTCGAATTGATGCTAAAACCTAAGCATAAAAAGAAATACTTTACTAAACTTAAAAAGAGCCCGACGGCGATACTGAGATGCAAACCCTTAAATAGATTACTAACAAAACACACAAAGAGGCTGAACGTTAACGACAAAGACAACTTAGCCCTTATTTACCAAATGCTATACGTTGGATTTAACTATAACTTTTACTGCAAAGGCAGCAAAGACCTAAAAGAAGAAGATCATTTTGAAATAGAAGGAGAAAATTTTGTTATTAACGGCTTCATTGATAAAAAAGCTTTTTATAAAAATAAAATAGATATTTGGGACTACAAGAGCAGCAAGGCTAAGTTCAACAAGGAAGACATAGAGTCCAACTACCAAGCCTTAATGTATTCCCTAGCTACTTTCAAACAAAGCGGAATAATACCTGAAGTTAAGTTCCTTTTTTTAAGATTTCCAGATAAGCCAGAACAAGCCGCGCCTAAACTCACAGAAGAAGAGTTAGATGGGTTTGAGATATTTCTATCGGAACTTGCTGACCTGCTATCAGATTATGACGAGGACAAAGCCTTGGGAAACTTAGCCAAGAACGGAACAAAGTACAGATGGTTATGCGGTAGCGATAAACCGGGCAAGTGGATATGTCCCGCAAGGAAATCTTTCGAATTTTATTCCCTAATTGAAAAAGGAACTGGCAAAATAGCAAAAAGCTCATTTACCGCAAGCGACCTAAAGGTAGACGAGAAGCACGAGATAGTAACAAAACAGTACGAAGGATGCCCAGCTTGGAACAATTCTTTCCAGTCCGCCTCCAAACCGGCTTTCGATTTTACCGATTTTTAACTTGACTTTTCAGTTAGTTAGCGTTATCCTTAACTAGGAAGATGCAATCTATTCCTTTATTTAAATCTCATTATAGTATTGGTAAATCCATCTTGAGCTTGGAGCAAGAAGATGAGAAGAAGCCCAACCGTCCCTCGTCTATCATCGAGATAGCCAAAAGAAACAAGATGAAAACCGTTTTTTTGGTTGAAGATGGGATGAACGGATTCCTTGAGGCTTACAAGAACTGCGAAGAAAGCGAGATCAAGCTAGTCTTTGGGCTAAGGACCACCGTATGCGAAGATGCCGAAGACAAAAGCAAGGAGTCTTTAAACAAAGAGTGCAAATATGTTATACTCGCCAAGAACCAAGATGGTTACAAAAAATTAATTAAAATCTCTAGTGCGGCTTCATGTGATGGATTTTACTACCAGCCAAGAACAGATTTAAAAACAATAGCGAAGTATTGGAGCGAAAAAGACTTGCAATTATGTGTGCCTTTTTATGATTCGTTTTTATTTAATAATACTTTGACTTTTTCAATATGTTTCCCCGACTTCAAATTCGCCAAGCCTATATTTTTCCTAGAGGACAACGACTTGCCCTTTGACTATCTTGTTAGAGAAAAGGTAATGAAATACTGCAAGGACAATAAATTTGACACGCTCAAAACAAAGTCGATATATTACGAAAACAGAGAGGACTTCAAGGCTTATATTACCTTTAAGTGCATCAATAACAGGACAGTCCTAGAAAATCCTAAGTTTGACCACTTGTGCTCAGATGAATTTAGTTTTGAAAGTTGGAAAAACCAACAAAAAACCGGAAAACCAAAAAATAATCCGAAAGAGAACGAACTTGACAGTGGACGATAGATATGAGAAAGTTCAATATTACAGAGTCGGCTATTACACGCGCAAAGGGCAGAGCCGAAAAGCTTCCCCTGCTCAATAATTCAATAAGGAGCGGAGAAGGGGGCGTAGTGGCCTACATAGGGGAAGAGGTGGCGAAGCATGTATTGAACGCGGAAATTAAAGACACCTACGATTACGACTTAATTTACAATGGCACGAAAGTTGATGTTAAAACTAAAGAAAGAACAGTTCCCCCAAAACCCTATTACGAATGTTCGGTCGCTGACTTCAACACTAAGCAGGACTGTGACGAATATGCCTTTGTCAGCGTGTTGAATAATTTTAAACAAGCTTGGTACTTGGGGAAAATAAGTAAGATAGACTTTTATAAAAATGCAACTTTCCACAAAAAGGGAGAGGTAGATCCGGATAATAATTTCACCTTCAAGGCAGACTGCTATAATATAGCAATTTCACAATTAAATTAAATGGACGAACATTTACTCAGGTTTAGGAAAGATAAAAATCTAGTCTTCATTGACTGCGAGACATATAATCTTTGTCTCAACTTTTGTCACAATGTGACTTGGCAAGTTTCAATGCTGGACACAGACGGCACGAAGAAAACAGATGAGCGAGACTACTACATCAAATGGGACACGGACTTTAAGATTAGCGAAGACGCAGCAAGGATAACACGATACGATGACAACTTTGTTCAGGAGAATGGAAAGACGCTCAAGCAGACATTGCCAACTATACAAAAATGGCTGGATAAGGCTGATTATATTGTTGGGCACAACATACTTGGTTTTGACATCTACTTAATAAAAGAACTTTATAAACTGCACGGGAAAGATTACAGACCCTTGATTCCCAAGGTCATAGATACAAACTGCATTGCACGCGGCATAAAAATGGAAATCCCATACAGGGCAGGCGAAGATTTTACTGAGTATCAATACAGAATCTACAACACGAGGAGAAAGGGCATTAAGAGTAACTTGATTGGCCTAGGTAAAGAATTTGGCATAGATCACGATTACGCCAATTTGCACAACGCCCTCTCCCTCCTCTCCTCCTC